GATTATAAAAATGAAGCTATGCATTACGCCGTGGGCCAAGAGGTCTACGGCGGGCATACAATTTGTGATATAATAGAAGAAGATTCGAAATATAGCGTATATATTAAAAAGGGTAAAGATGTATTACCTTGGAAAGATTTTAATAAAAACATGGCTGTATCAGTAGAATACAATCTTGAATATTAATGAAAAGTCTTTATAATTTTATTATCAAACCTAATGGAGAAAGATATAATAATATAAAAAAAATTGGTGATAAGGAATTAATATTAAATGCAGAGATATTTACACATCAAAATGTAAATAGAGAGGCAGTTGTATTACAGACACCAAGTATTAATAATACTCTAATAGAAAAAAACGATATTATAATTGTACATCATAACGTATTTAGAAGGTGGTATAATGTTGAAGGTCTTGAAAAAAATAGTAAAAGTTGGTTAAAAAAAGAAACTTATGCTGTTTATGAGGATCAAATATTTGCATTTAAAAAAAATACTTTAAAAAAAGCAAAAACTCATGGTAGTGAAGTATTGGTAGAAAAACAAAACCAATGGGAAGCTACCAATGGTTTTTGTTTTATAAAACCAATTAAATCATATGATAAACTAAGTATAGATAAAGAACAACCATTAATAGGTGTTTTAAAATACGCAGATAAAAATTTAAAAGTAATTAAAGAAGGAGATTTGGTTGGATTTACGCCATATAGTGAATATGAATTTATTATTGATGGGGAAAGATTATACAGAGTTTTAACAAAAGACATTTCAATTAAATATGAATATCAAGGAAAAGAAGAAGAATATAATCCAAGCTGGTTATAGAGCGGTTGAAGAATTGGTAAAAGTTGCTAAAGAACCTATCGTTGACAGCGATGATGATATATCAGCTGATAGATTAAAAAACGCTGCAGCTACTAAAAAATTAGCTATATTTGATGCTTTTGAAATATTAACTAGAATTCAAGAAGAAGAGGCTATATTAAATAATAAACCCTTAGAAAATAAAGATACATCTTTTGGAGGGTTTGCAGAAAGAAGATCTAAATAATGTACGAACAAACTTTATATAAAATTATTGAACCTATAAGAATCAATACATTAAAAAGGCTTAATAAAGCAAAGAAATGGAAATATGGTTACAATAAAGAACATGATATTATAGTCATAAGTAGAACAGGACAAATAGGTGAAATATATGAAATTCAAAATTTTAAAATAGCTTTACCACCTGCTACTAAGGTTCATAGTAGATCTAAAAAGAAAAAAGAACAATATTGGGAGCAATTTGAATATCCAAAAGCATTAAAAAATATTAAAACCATTTTTGATTGGAGAGATTACCCTAACGAACATAAAGATAAATGGTTTGATTACATAAATGAAGAATTTGATCGTAGAGAGAATGGTTTTTGGTTTAACAATAATAGCGTGCCTACTTACATTACCGGTACTCACTATATGTATCTTCAGTGGTCAAAAATTGATGTGGGTGCTCCTGAATTTAGAGAATCTAACAGATTATTCTATTTATTCTGGGAAGCTTGTAAAGCAGATAAACGCTGTTATGGAATATGTTACCTTAAAAATAGACGATCTGGTTTCTCGTTTATGGCAAGCGCGGAGACAATTAATGCTGCTACTATCTCGAGTGATGCAAGATATGGTATATTATCAAAAACTGGTTGGGACGCTAAAAAGATGTTTACAGATAAAGTGGTACCAATATCAGTTAATTATCCGTTTTTCTTTAAACCGATACAAGACGGAATGGATAGACCAAAAAGTGAACTTGCGTATAGGGTTCCAGCTCAAAAGTTTACTCGTAAGAAACTTCAAACGAATGAGCAAGTTGAAGAAATTGTAGGTTTAGATACTACTATTGATTGGAAAAATACTGGTGATAATAGTTATGATGGAGAAAAACTTAACTTACTAGTACATGATGAAAGTGGTAAATGGGAGAGGCCAGATAATATATTAAACAACTGGAGAGTAACAAAAACATGTCTACGGTTAGGTAGTAGAATAATTGGTAAATGTATGATGGGAAGTACATCAAATGCGTTAGATAAAGGAGGAGATAATTTTAAAAGATTATTTAGAGATTCTGATGTAACAAAAAGAAATAAAAATGGACAAACTAAATCTGGTTTATATAGTTTGTTTATACCAATGGAATGGAATTATGAAGGGTTTATGGATAAGTATGGTATGCCAGTTTTTAATACACCATCAGATCCAACGTATGATTTTTATGGGGAATTAATAGATACTGGTGTTGTAGACCATTGGAATAATGAAGTTGAGGGACTAAAAAATGATCAAGATGCTTTAAATGAATTTTATCGTCAATTTCCAAGGACTGAAGAACACGCTTTTAGAGATGAAACTCAAAACAGTATATTTAACTTGGCTAAAATTTATGAGCAAATAGATTATAATGAAGAAACACATAGTGAGTCTCAAGTATCTATTGGAAATTTCCAGTGGATTAATGGGGCAAAGGATACCCAAGTAATGTTTTATCCAGATTTACAGGGAAGATTTAATATATCTTGGGTTCCACCTAGAAACCTACAAAATAATATCATTATAAAAAACGGCATTAAGTATCCTGGTAATGAACACATGGGTGCTTTTGGTTGTGATAGTTATGATATATCAGGAACAGTTGATGGGCAGGGGTCGAAAGGCGCTTTACATGGATTAACAAAGTTTTCCATGGAAGATTGTCCACCTAATCAATTCTTTTTAGAATATATAGCTAGACCACAAACAGCAGAAATATTTTTTGAAGATATGCTTATGGCATTACATTTTTATGGTATGCCTTTATTGGCAGAAAATAACAAACCTCGATTATTATATTACTTAAGAAGAAGAGGTTATAGAGGTTTTAGTATGAATAGACCTGATAAAATTTGGAACAAACTATCTGTAGCTGAAAAAGAAGTAGGTGGCATACCAAATTCAAGTGAAGATATAAAACAAGCCCACGCGGCGGCTATTGAAATGTATATACAGGAACACGTTGGCATTAAAGCAGACGGATCACATGGTAATATATATTTTAATAAAACACTTAATGATTGGTCGAGATTTGATATAAATAAAAGAACAAAATTTGATGCAACAATAAGTTCAGGATTAGCAATCATGGCATGTAACAGACATTTATATAGACCAAATGCTAAAGTAATAAAAGAAAAAGTAAATATTAATATTGCTAAATATAAAAATACTGGTGTAAGATCACAGATAATAAAACAAATATGACAAACAAAAATTCAAAAACTACATTTCCAAGTCAAATTGTTAGTGATAGTGAAAAACGTAGTTATAATTATGGATTGACAGTTGCGAAAGCAATTGAAAATGAATGGTTTAGTATTAGATCAAATCGATTAGATCAGAATCAACGTAATTTCCATAAACTTCGTTTATATGCTAGAGGAGAACAGTCAATACAAAAATATAAAGATGAATTATCTATCAATGGTGATTTATCTTATCTTAATTTAGATTGGAAACCTGTTCCAATTATACCGAAATTTGTAGATATTGTCGTTAATGGTATAGCTGATAGAGCTTATGATATAAAAGCGTTTTCTCAAGATCCATATGGCGTCGCTGAAAGATCCGAATATATGGATTCTATATTACGAGATATTCACACAAAAGATATTAATAATATGGTTCAACAGGAATTTGGTATAAATTTATACGAAAACGATCCAAGTTTAATGCCAGGCAATGAAGAAGAATTAGCAATCCATATGCAATTAGATTATAAGCAGGCAATTGAAATAGCAGAAGAGCAAGCTATTAACACATTGTTCCAGGGAAATAATTACGATTTAATTAAAAAAAGAGTTTATTATGATTTAACAGTACTTGGTATTGGGGCGGTAAAAAATAATTTTAATACATCTCAAGGTGTTACAATTAGTTATGTTGATCCTGCTAATTTAGTTTGGTCACGTACTGAATCTCCATATTTTGAAGATGTTTATTATGTTGGAGAAATAAAAAATATACCAATAAATGAACTAAAAAAAGAATTTCCAGATTTAACAAATGAAGATTTGTTAGAAATTGAAAACAAACCAAAAAATAATTTATTTAATAAAAATTCATCTTTTGCATCTAATAGTAAAGATACACAAGATAATATTATATCTATCCTGTATTTTAATTACAAAACTTATGCAAATGATGTTTATAAAGTTAAAAAAACAGCTAGTGGTGGTTCTAAGGTAATACCTAAAGATGATACGTTTGATCCTCCGCGTGAAGATGAAAAATTTAAAAAACTATCTAATTCAATTGAAGTACTATACGATGGTGCGTTAATATTAGGCACTGATAAGTTATTAAAGTGGGAGTTAGCTAAAAACATGATACGACCTAAGAGTGATTATACTAAAGTTAAAATGAATTATAGTATAGTTGCTCCAAGAATATATAAGGGTAATATAGAATCATTAGTTGGTAGAATAACAGGTTTTGCTGATATGATTCAGTTAACACATTTAAAACTTCAGCAAGTATTATCTAAAATGATACCTGATGGTGTTTATTTAGATGCTGATGGTTTGGCAGAAGTTGATTTAGGTAATGGTACAAATTACAACCCACAAGAAGCGCTGAATATGTTCTTCCAAACTGGTAGTGTTATCGGTAGATCATTAAATGTTGAAGGAGAAAATAATCCAGGTAAAGTGCCAATACAAGAAATTACTAGTGGAGCAGGGGGTAATAAACTTGGGGCGTTAATTCAAACGTATAATTATTATCTACAAATGATTAGAGATGTGACTGGATTAAACGAAGCGAGAGATGCTAGTACACCAGATAAAGATGCTTTAGTTGGTATACAAAAGTTAGCAGCAGCAAATTCAAACACCGCAACAAGGCATATATTGCAAAGTGGATTGTTTTTAACAGTTGAACTAGCAGAATGTTTATCACTTAGGATATCTGACATATTAGAATATTCTCCAACAAAAGACGCGTTTATACAGGCAATAGGCGCACATAATGTTGGGACATTAAAAGAATTAAAAAATTTATTTATTCATGATTTTGGTATATTTATTGAATTACAACCAGATGAAGAAGAAAAACAACTACTTGAGAATAATATTCAAGTTGCGTTAGCTAAAAATAGTATAGAACTTGAAGATGCTATTGATGTTAGGGAAATTAAAAATCTTAAATTAGCAAATCAATTATTAAAAATAAGAAGAAAAAAGAAGTTAACACGTGATGAGTTATTACAGCAACAGAATATTCAAGCACAAGCACAAGCTAATGCACAAACCCAACAAGTTGCAGCACAGGCAGAGGTTCAAAAGCAGCAAGCATTAACACAAGGTCAAGCACAACTTGAGTCTACAAAGGCACAACTTGATATGGAGAAACAACAGCAAGAGGCAATGCTAAAAAAGGATTTGATGAATCACGAATTTGAAATTAATATGAGATTAAAGCAAATGGAAATTGATGCATTAAAGACAAAAGAAACTAATAAGGAAGATCGTAAAGATGAACGTACTAGAATACAAGCATCTCAACAATCTGAATTAATATCACAAAGAAATCAAAAATCACCACCTAAAAGTTTTGAATCAACAGGTAATGATATATTAAGTGGTGGTTTTGATCTAGGTATGTTTGAACCTACCTAGACAACATGTTTAACAAATAAATAATAATAAAATGGGAGTACCTATTAACGATTGGACTGGTAAAATAATTGGTTCAACATTTGAAAACGCAACTACAGCAATAACACCTAAACACGGTGGAAATGTATTTTGTGCGATTGAAGTAATTACAGCTGCTACATTTGCTAGCAGTGAAGGTTTAATAGCTGAACAATATGATCATGATTCAAGAGGATATTCTTCATCAAATCCTGATGGAACAGCATCTGACACAAAAAGTGGATGGATAAATACAGAAGATACTGATGCGGGAGTTGTTATGGATAGCATAGCTCTTCCAGTTGGAACAATAATACATGGAAGATGGACAGGTTTTAAATTAGCAAGTGGATCTGTTATAGCATACGAATCAAAGTAAGAAATTGTACAAAAGTACATTATGTTTAATTAATTATATAATATTATATTATGGCAAAAGCAAAAAAAGAAGAGGTAGTTAAAAAGACTACAGATAACAAAGTTGAATCACCTATGGGTGATAAAATTAAGGTTAAAGATAAACCGAAACGTATGAAAAATTTGGGTGAGTTGAAAGATGACGTAATAAAAGTTGATCTTAGTAAACCCGCCGAAACAAATAAAAAAGATACTACAGAACAAACTGTAGAAGAGCAACCTAAAGAAACAACTGATGATAAAGTTATTGAAGAGGTTCAAGAGAAAGTGGAAGAGGAAAAGATTGAAGAGAAAAAAGAAACTGAACAACCAGTTTTGGAAGAAATTACAGAAGAAACAACTGGTGAGGTTGTTGAGGATAAAGTTGAGGAAGTTAAAGAAGCAGTTGAAGAAGCTGTAACAGAATCACAAAAAACTGGACAAGACTTACCAGAAAACATTCAAAAAGTTGTAGACTTTATGAATGATACTGGAGGTGATCTTGAAGATTATGTAAAAATAAATCAAGATTATAGCAAGTTAGATAACATGTCTTTATTAAGAGAGTATTATACTCAGACTAAACCACATTTAAATGGTGAGGAAATTAGTTTTCTTATTGAAGATTCGTTTTCATATGATGAAGATGCAGATGAAACGATAGATGTTAAAAGAAAGAAATTAGCGTTTAAAGAGCAAGTTGCCAACGCTAAAACCCACTTAGACGGGTTAAAGTCTAAATACTATGCGGAAATCAAAAGTGGTGTTAAGTTAACACCTGATCAACAAAAAGCAATTGATTTTTTTAATAGATACAACAAGGAGAATAAAGAATCTCAAGAAGTAGTAAAACAACAACAATCTATATTTCAAGAAAAAACAAATAATGTTTTTAATGATAAATTCAAAGGTTTTGAATATAATGTCGGAGAAAAGAAATTTAGATTTAACGTGAAAGATGTAAGTGATATAAAAGATACCCAAAGTGATATCAATAATTTTGTGAGTAAATTTCTTGATAAAAGAAGTAACACGATGAATGATGCAACTGGTTATCATAAATCATTATTTACAGCTATGAACGCTGATACTATTGCTAATCATTTTTATGAACAAGGTAAAGCTGATGGTGTTAAAGAAAGTATATCTAAGACAAAAAATCTTGATATGACTCCTCGACAAAATCACGAAACGGTTCACACAAGTGGAATAAAGGCACGTGTAATTAGTGGTGATGATTCTAGTAAACTCCGATTTAAACTTAAAAATTATTAACAATTTAAAAATTAATTAAAATGGCAGCAATAACTCCAAGTGCTGGAGCAGGTGGACTTTTAAACAGTGGTTTAAACGCTACCCCCAGCCCTACAAAAAGTGCAATTTCATCCAACTATGTAGATTTTACTGCAGATGGAAATGGATGGGCACAACAATATGTGCCAGATCTTATGGAACAAGAAGCAGAAGTATACGGTAATAGAAGTATCTCTGGTTTTCTTTCTAAGGTTGGCGCAGAAGAAGCAATGAGTTCTGATCAAGTAATTTGGGCAGAACAAGGTAGATTACATCTATCTTATAAAATTACCGCAGAAGCATCAAACGTACTTACATTAGGTGCAGCGGTAGGTACAGCTGATACAGGGACTAACCACGGTATTAGAGTAGGACAAACAGTTTTAGTATCTGATGGTGCTTCAACTCCTACTGTATTTAGAGGTTATGTTTCAGCTTGTAGCACGACTAATGAAATCACTGTACTTCCTTATAGTACTAATCTTATCACCAACGTATCTGGTATTAGTATTAGTAGTCTTGAGGGAAGTGGTAGAGTTTTCGTTTATGGTTCTGAATTTGCAAAAGGTACTAAAGGTATATCTGATGGTACAAACTCAGATGATCCTGTAGAACCGCAATTCAAATCTTACAAAAACAAACCGGTTATTATTAAAGATCACTACTCTGTATCTGGTTCAGATACTGCTAGTGTTGGTTGGGTTGAAGTAAGTGTTGAAGATGGAACGACTGGTTATCTTTGGTATTTAAAAGGCGAAGCAGAATGTAGACAGAGATTTAATGATCATATAGAGATGGCAATGTTAGAAGCTGAACCAACTCACGCAGATTCAACAATCGGAATGCCTACAGATAGTGGCGCAGGAACAGCAGGTAGCGAAGGTTTATTCTACGCTATTAAAACTAGAGGTCATTATACCGCTGGTGTTGGTGGAACTAGTGCTTCTGATGATTTAGGTTCTTTTGATGAAATACTCAAAAAACTTGATGGTCAAGGTGCAATTGAAGAAAACATGATATATGTTAATAGAAATTTATCTTTAGCGATAGATGACATGTTAGCTTCTCAAAATTCTTACGGAGCAGGTGGTACTTCTTACGGGGTATTCAGTAATTCTGAAGAAATGGCACTTAATTTAGGTTTCTCTGGTTTCAGAAGAGGTTCTTATGACTTCTACAAATCTGACTGGAAATACTTAAATGACGGTACTCTAAGAGGTCAAGCAGAATTTAGTGATGTTAGAGGGGTAATTATCCCAGCTGGTGTTTCTAATGTTTATGACGAAAACTTAGGTAAAAACATGAGACGTCCATTCTTACATATAAGATATAGAGCGTCAGATATTGATAATAGGAGACTAAAATCTTGGATCACAGGTTCAGTAGGCGGAAACGTTACTTCTGATCTTGATGCAATGGAGGTTCAATACTTATCAGAAAGATGTTTAGTTGTTCAAGGAGCTAACAACTTCATGGTTCTTAACTAATACATTATTTTAAAGAGTTAGGTGCTTCGGCACCTAGCCCTTTATTTTTTTAACTATTTAATTATATTATATTATGGCAAAGAAAAGCAAAGAAAAGGAAGTTTCTTTAGAAGAAGCTCCAGTAACAGTTAAAGAAAAACCAACTGTTAAAAAACAAGAACCTAAAAAGGATTCTTGGGAAATAAAAGATCGTATGTATTATTTACGTAATGATCTCACACCTTTAACATATACTGTTAGATCAAGAGGAATATTTTGGTTTGATCAAGAAAAAGGATATGAAAGGGAATTAAAGTATACAGTTAATCAGAGAACACCTTTTGTTGATGAATTTAAAGGTGAAGCAAGATTAGGACATATAATATTTGAAGATGGTGCTCTTTGGGTACCAAGGGATAAACAAGTGCTTCAAAAATTACTATCACTATATCATCCAGATAGAAACAAATTGTTTCACGAACATAATCCTGTTCAAGAAGCAACAGATGATTTAGCTAGTATTGAGATGGAAATCGAAGCATTAAACGTGGCAAGGGATATAGATATTGATTTAGCAGAAGCTGTACTACGTGTCGAGCGAGGTACTAGTGTAAATGAATTAACTTCTAAAGAATTAAAACGTGATGTTATATTATATGCAAAAAGTAATCCTAAATTATTTTTAGAATTAGTCAATGATGAAAATGTTCAACTTAGAAATTTTGGTATTAAAGCAGTAGAAGCTGGATATCTAAAACTTTCTAGTGATAACAGGGTGTTTATGTGGAAAGATACACAACGTAAAGTTATGACTGTCCCATTTGATGAGCATCCATATTCAGCATTAGCTTCTTGGTTTCAAACTGACGAGGGATTAGAAGTTTATAAAAACTTAGAAAAATGATTAAAATAATTAATCACTTTATAGAGTAGTCATCTCTATTGAGGTGACTACACTATATAAAAAAGAAAT